AAAGGTACGCTACTGACCCCTATTTAACGTTTCCCAACCCACTTTTAACAGTTGCTAACACTTTGTGGCACGCTTTTTGCTATGGGTCGCCCTTACCGTTTTTTAACATTTGGCGGCGCACTTTGGCACGGTTTTTGTTATGGCACAGATTTAACAAATGCTAACAGACTTTGGCATGGTTTTTGTTATGCGTGTGCGCCCGTGAAATTGTTTCACGTGGAACACTGCCGTACCGATGCACGAAATAAAATGTTTCACGTGGAACACAACACCAAGAGTTAAGAAAAGTTAAAACGAAAATAATTTGTGCGCTTATGCTTGTATGTTAGAAAAATGTTGTATCTTTGCAGTGTTCAATTAAACTATTTGAAAATATGAAAGAGTTTATACAACATTTCAGAGAGCAACCGAAAGAAGCAATTAAAGAAGTTGCAATGTGTTTAGCTATTTTCGCCGTATGTGGGGCGATGTTGTTTTTATCTGCAATCTTGCAGGGTTGCACCGTTTCAAAGGGTACAACGGTACGTGGCAAGGCAACTATCGTAACAACTGACACAACGGTAGTCAAACACAACGGCACGTTTAAATTCAAAAAGTCTATGTTTAACAATTAAAAGTTTACTACAATGGAAGAAAAAAGAAACGCATTTGACGAATTTTCGTTTGCCGCTTTGTCGGCTTTGGGTAGCCTTATGGCGTGTAATGAAGTTTGCCGCAACCAACGGGCAGTGATGAAAATAAACCGCTTTCGTGCATGGCTTATGGACTTGAAGCCGCAAGCAAACCCCGAACCGAGTTTGCCGTTTGACGGTGAACCGCAAGGACAGGCAGCCGAATAATTAACAATAAGTTAACAATTAAAAGATTACTACAATGAAAAGTTTTGCAAGTAAATTTAACAAGACAACTTTCGGGATTGACACAACCGATTTTCAGTACACCAAGTTAGCCGATATTTTCAACTCTGAAAACGAGGGCGGCAAAGATGTTGTACACAAGATTAACGGGCTTTATGTCCACAAATCACAATTAGGCGACAGCCCCGTAATTATTGACGAAGAAAACAAACGGTTGGTGAACCTACCAAGCCACACCGCCGAAACGGTACGTGAAATTCTTGCCGATGATGAGGCAGTACAAACTATCAAAGACGGCAAAGTCGGTTACACGATTTACGAGTACGAGAGTCACGGCAAGAAGTGTTATTCTATTTCGTTTGTGGACTTGTAAGAATTTGGAAAGTTATGTTTAACTTTATAGGGGTTGCAATGTTTGTAACCCCTATTTAATATAACAGCGTTATGGCAAAGTTAGGTTTTAAGATTAAATTCACAAAGTCTGTATTTGGAGCAACGCAACGGGCGAAAATCAAAAAAGAGATATTGCAGGCATTTGAAAGCAGCCCCGAATATCAAAAAGAAATTGCAAGGGTTTTCCAAATGGCAAACCGCCGAATACAGAATATAGAGCAAAGCGGACAACTTTCGCCAGCCGTGCAAGCGTTGAACAAAGGCGATATTAAGGGGTTTACCAAGTTTTCAATGAAAGGCGATTGGAACACCCTAAAAATTGAGTACGGCAAGGCGATTTCGTTTTTACGCCAGCCAACCAGTACGGCGCAAGGTGCAAGGCAGTACGGGCAACACCTGCAACGTATGTACGATTTAACGCCCGATGAGTACAATTTAATGGCAAGGAACTTGCAAGGCAAGTTAAACAGCATTTCAGATAGTGACTTTGTGGAACGGTATCTGATGCGGTACAAGGATTTCACGGGCGAAATGGAGCAAAGCGCAAGCGATATAAGCACCCAAATAGAAAGTGAAGCGCAAAGCATATCACGGGCGATTGATTCAGAGATAGAGCGGCAAGCAAATGAGGTAGCCGACCAAATGGAGGATATGCAAAACGATATAGAACGGATATTGCGCAACTTTGAAAAGTTTGGGTTATGAAAAAAATACCTTTTGAGTTACAAGAAAGAATAAACAGCCCGACCGAAATAACCGAAATACTGAAAGCCGCCGTAAATGAAAAGAACATTATCGGAAACAGCAAGGGCGAAAGGTTTTACAACGTGCCGTGCGCCTTTGATATTGAAACAACAAGTTTTTACCGTGATACGGACGGACGGGCGTACACATACGAGCAAATGCAGCGTATGCAGGACGGGAACGGGCGCAAGGCGAAATTAGAGAAAGCCGCAATAATGTACGTTTGGCAGTTTGGAATAAACGGATATACGATAATGGGGCGCACGTGGGGCGAGTTTGTCACTATGATGCAGACCGTAAGCGAGGTTTTGCAACTGAATGACAAATTACGCCTTATTGTGTATGTGCATAACCTTTCATACGAATTTCAGTTTTTGCGCAAGTGGTTTGAGTGGCAACGGGTTTTCAGTATTGATTTACGCAAACCGATATATGCAATAACAACGGGCAACATTGAGTTTAGATGTAGTTACTTGCTTTCGGGTTATTCACTTGCAAAGTTGGGTGAGCAACTTATGAAATACAAGTGTGCAAAAGCCGTGGGCGATTTGGACTACCAGCAAATAAGACATAGCGAAACGCCGCTAACTGATGCGGAAATACACTACTGCATAAACGATATTAAAGTAGTGATGTGCTACATACAAGAACGTATCGAGGAAAGCAAAGGGATAACGCACATACCGATAACAAAGACGGGGTTTGTGCGCAAGTATTGCCGTGCGCATTGTTTGCGTGAAAAAAGCGATGCAGGAAAGACCGTACCAAATTGGGATTACGTAAACTTGATGCAGGAACTACAAATTACGGGTATGAATGAATTTAATATGCTGCAACGTGCGTTTGCAGGCGGTTTTACACACGCAAACGCCGAATATACAGATGAAATAATGTATAACGTGGATAGTTACGACTTTACAAGCAGTTACCCGTATGTAATGATAGCGGAAAAATACCCGATGTCGCAAGGCGTTGCAATCACGGTTAAGAGCATGGCACAATTTGAGTTTTTAATATCAAAATATTGTAGCGTGTTCGATATTGAGTTTACCAACATATTTGCCAGCGAAACGCAAGACAACCCGATTTCGGCAAGCAAATGTTTCGTGAAAGAAAACCCGTGCGAAAATAACGGGCGTATCGTGGCGGCTTCAAAAATTGCGCTGACAATTACGGACGTGGACTATAATATAATCAAAAACTTTTATTCATGGGAAAGTATGCGAGTGGGTGAAATGTATTGTTACAAGAAAGAGTATTTGCCGACCCCGTTTGTAAAATCTATCCTACATTTGTACGAAAGCAAGACGAAATTAAAAGGCGTTGAGGGCAAAGAAGTGGAGTACCTAAACAGCAAGGAAATGTTAAACAGTTGTTACGGTATGAGCGTAACAAACCCGTTGCGTGATGAATTTACATATAACGGTGAATGGGATATTAACGCAATGACAGCCGAACAAAAGCAGGAACTATTATACAAGTACAACACGAGCAAAAACCGTTTCTTGTTTTATCCGTGGGGTATTTTCGTAACCGCATACGCACGGCGCAACCTTTTCACGGGCATACACGAAGCAAAAGACGATTACATTTACAGCGACACCGACAGCATTAAAATAATGAACGGCAAGGCGCACGAAGCATATTTCAAGGCTTATAATATGCAGGTGCAAATGAAATTGCGTGCCGCCTGCAAGTACCACGGTTTGCCGTTTTCGCTTTGCGAGCCGCAAACGATAAAAGGCATAACAAAGACTTTGGGAGTTTGGGATTTTGAAGGTACATATACACGGTTTAAGACGCTGGGAGCTAAACGGTATATGGTGCAAGAACCGAACGCACTAAAAGCAAACGGACGGGCATACGATTTTAGTTTAACCGTTTCGGGCGTGAACAAAAAAGCCGCAATTCCCTACCTTATTGAAAAGTACGGGGAAAACGGGATATTTGACGCTTTCACTAATTATATGGATATACCGCCAGCGGCAACGGGCAAAAACATACATACGTACATTGATTACGAGATACAAGGCGAGATCACCGACTACAAAGGCAGCACGGCGCACTACAACGAACGCACGGGCGTACATTTAGAGCCAACGGGTTACAGCCTTTCCCTTTCGGTTATGTACATAAACTATTTGAGAGGTATTAAATTTAAGGACTAAAAATAAACGATTATGACAACAAGAAAGACAAAGACAGACAAGCCGAAATTTTACGACTTGAAAGCGATTTTAAGCAAGAACGCCGACTATAATGTTATATTTGGCGAACGGTCAAACGGCAAGACTTATGCAGCCTTAAAATATGGTTTGGAAAACTATATCAAGACGGGCAAGCAAATGGCTTATATACGCCGTTGGCGTGAGGATTTGAGGGGCAAACGTGCCGAAAGTCTGTTTGCAAACCACGTGGCAAACGGGCTTATTGAGGAACTGACAGAGGGCAAATTTAACGAAGTGTTTTATATGTCTAACAAGTGGTTTTTGTCGTACTACGATGCAGAGAAAAACAAGCGTACACCCGACCCGACCCCGTTTTGTTACGGGTTTTGCCTTTCAGAGCAGGAACACGAAAAAAGCAGCAGTTACCCGAATGTCACGACGATTGTGTTTGATGAGTTTTTGACACGGCAGTATTATTTGCCCGATGAGTTTATGTTGTTCATGAACCTTTTGAGTACGATAATACGCCAACGCAACGATGTGAAGGTTTTTATGCTGGGGAACACGGTAAACAAGTTTTGCCCGTACTTTACGGAAATGGGTTTGAAGCAAGTGCCGTTTATGGAGCAGGGAACGATAGATATATACCGCTTTGGTGAACACGGCGCAATAGTGGCGGTTGAGTATTGCAGCACGATAGTACAACACAAAGCCAGCAACAAGTATTTTTGTTTCGATAACCAAAACTTGCAGATGATTACGGGCGGTAAGTGGGAACTTGCAGTATATCCGCATTTGCCTTGCAAGTACAAGCCGCAAGACGTGTTGTTTGTGTACTATATCAAGTTTAACGATGTTGTTTTGCAAGGTAACATTATTCAAGTAGGCAACGAATGTTTCACGTACATACACGCCAAAACAACCCCGATAAAAGATGAGGAAAACAGCCTTATTTATTCGCTGGAGATGAACGGCAAACCGAACTACAAACGCAAGTTGTTGAGTACGGCAAGTTATGTTGAACAGCAAGTCGCACGGTTTTTCGCAATAGACAAAGTTTTCTACCAAGATAACGAAATAGGTGAAATAGTACGAAATTATTTAATTACGAGCGCAAAGACAAACATAGTTTCGTTGAAATGAAAATAACGGGCGGTTTGGTGCAAATTTCGTGCCGAACCGACCGTTTTACGAAATAAATGCATATCTTTGCAAGTAGTAACTAAATTATAACGATATGGACGCAAATACTATTATTCAAATCATTTCAAGTTTGGGTTTTCCGATTGTGATGTGTGGCGCGTTGTTTTGGTATATGGTGAAACAAAGGCAGACGCACCAAGAAGAAACGGAACACCTAAAAGATACGATTGCGGAAAATACGAAAGTATTAGCCGAACTTACAACACTAATTAAAGTTTTGACCGATGAGAAAGAAAGATAACATTTACAAGTTGTACCAAGTGCAAATACGTGACAAAGACACCGCCGTAACCGAATTTATTGCGAACACGTTGGCGAAAACTCAAAGTATGTTTGAGTATGAGGGTTTGCCCGACAGCATACCGCAAAAGGAATTGGAGCGTCTTTTACAGACCACGGGCAACGCCTTTGTTACCAGCGTGGACGGGGTTTTGTATGCGCTTTCGGGCGGCAAAGGCGGCGAACCCGATGTTTACGGACGGGCAACGCTTTACACCGTGGCGAACCCTGCAATAAAGTTAAACAAAACCTACGATATACAGAAAGACGGGGTTTTGATTGAGAATGACAGCAACGGCGAAAGCCTTTTGCCGCTTATTGGGCGTTATGCCGTTTTGCATACTGACGGGCTTATTTCGTTGAACACGGCAAGCATTTTGACCCGAATTACAATGCTTATAAGTGCCAGCGATGACAAGACGAAACAAAGTGCCGATGAGTTTTTGCGCAAGATACAAGACGGCGAGTTTTCAATTATCGGGGAAAACGCTTTTTTCAAGGGCGTAACTATGCAGACCGCACCGACCACAAACAGCGTGTATATTACGCAACTTATTGAACTGATACAATACTACAAAGCGAGTATGTACAACGAGTTGGGGTTAAATGCCAACTACAATATGAAGCGTGAACGGCTCAATTTGGGCGAGGTATCTATGAATGTAGATGTACTTTTGCCGTATGTGGATAATATGCTAAAAGAAAGACAAAATGCAGTTGAGAAAATTAACGAAATGTTCGACACCGAAATTTCGGTTAAACTTGCTTCAAGTTGGGGTTTGGAAAGAGATAATTACAACGCTTTGGCGGCTGATTCGGAAACGGCAAAGGAAAACCCCGACCCGACAGAAGAACCCGACCCGACAGAGGAAAGCACCGAAACAACGGGAACGGACGGAAACGGAACGGAAACAGACGGGAACGATACCGAAACAGAGGAAACAGAAGAAACGAAAGAAACGGAAACGGAAACGGACGGTAAAGATACCGAAACAGAGGAAACAGAAGAAACGAAAGAAACGGAAACGGAAACGGACGGTAAAGATACCGAAACAGAGGAAACAGAAGAAACAGAAGAAAACGAAGAAAACAAAGATAAACAATGAAATACAGCGAACTATTTACAAAGGGTAACGGGATATTCGCAACGGTTTTCAAGACCGAATATCCGACAGAGTACGCCGCAATTTTCGGCGATACCGACCCGACCAAGTTAGACGCTTACGCCTTACTGATGTACGGCGGCAAGACCGTTGTAAGCAGCATAACCAGCGACAACGCAAGCGATGTTGTTTCGGCGGTGATTGCGGTAAACGTGCAAGGTTGGGAACGTGAAGCGGCGGCGATGTTAGCCGATTACGATGTACTGACACCCGTAACGGGGCAAGTTGAACGGACGGAAACCGTAACTTTGCAGGAAAGCACGGACAACACCGAAACGGGCGCAAACAAGGCGTTTAATGATACCGATTTTTCCGACAGCGACCAAAAGACCGCCAACGATAAGAGAAACCGCACAGAGGAACGCCAAACAACCGAAACAAGCAAAGGAACGGGCGCAAGCAAATCAATTTCAAGTGAAATTGCAAAAGAATTGCAGTTAAGGCGTGATAATTGGAAAAAAAACATTATCTTTGCACTTGTAAGAGAATTAACAACGAGTATTTACGAATAACTAATTTTAATTTTTAGCAATATGGAAGTAAAACAGATTTACACGCTTATTAACAGCGTATCGGGTGAAGTGTTGGGGCGTACTGACATTGTTTCCGAGGACTTGACGGGCATTGTGGATTTAGGCACGGAAGTGTTTAACCAAAATGCAGTGGATAATTACGTTAAATCACTTGTAAACCATATCGGCAAGGTGATTTTCGTAAACCGACCTTATGCGGGCAAAGTGCCGAGCGTTTTAATGGATGCGTGGGAGTTTGGCAGCGTGTTGGAAAAAATAAGTGCCGATGTTCCTGAAGCCGAGGAAAACGACACGTGGAACTTGACAGACGGACAGAGTTACGACCAAGATGTTTTCCACAAACCGACCGTTACCGCAAAGTTTTTCAACTCAAAGGTTACGTTTGAAGTGCCCGTATCAATCACCGAAAGGCAGGTTAAGGAAAGTTTCAGCAACGCCGCACAACTCAACGGCTTTATTTCGATGATTTATGCAGCCGTTGAAAAGTCTATGACTATCAAGGCAGACGCTTTGATTATGCGTACTATTAACAATATGATTGCGGAAACCGTTTTGGCTGATGCGCAAGCGTTTGGAGCAACGGCGGCAGGTGATATGGCAGGGGCAAATCTTTCCAGCGCAAGCACGGCACGTTGTGTGAACCTTTTGAAGTTGTACAACGATAAAACGGGCGCAAGTACACCGCTTACGGCTGCAAAGGCGATAACCGACCCCGACTTTATCCGCTTTGCGTCTTACGTAATGGGAACATACGCCGACCGCCTGCAAAGCATTTCGACCGTGTTCAATGTTGGCGGCAAGGAAAGATTTACGCCGAAAGATATGTTACACGTTGTACTTTTGTCCGTCTTTGCAAAGGCAGCGCAAACCTATCTTTATTCCGACACGTTTAACCGTGGTGATGTGCTTTTGCCGCAAGCCGAAACCGTACCTTTTTGGCAGGGCAGCGGAAAGAACTACGAGTTTGCCAGCACGGGACACATTAATATCAAGGAAAGCGGCGGCAAAGCCGTTGAAATTTCGGGCGTGTTGGGCGTAATGTTCGACCGTGATGCGTTGGGCGTTTGCAATCTGGACAGACGGGTAACAACCAACTACAACGCAAAGGCAGAGTTTTTCAACAACTATTACAAGTTTGATGCAGGGTATTTCAACGACACAAACGAAAACTTTGTAGTATTCTTTATTGAGTAACTCAATAGGTATTAGATTGTTTAACTTTGGGCAGTGTGGGTGCAGGTGAAAGCGCACCGCACCGCCTTTTTTCTTTGCAGATATGACAACGATATACTTTTATTCATACAACGGACACCCGAACACGGTAAACAAGCAGTTGGGCGACTTTACGGCGATTGATGGCGATTTGCGGCAAACTTTCGATGTGTTGCGCCCGACTGTAACACTACGAAAGCAGCCACGCCCGACTTTCAATTATTGTTACATACCCGATTTAGGGCGTTATTATTTCGTGGATAGGGTAAGTTTTGAGGGAAACAACGCCTACGAAATTGCGTTGCGTGTTGATGTACTCAAAACATACGAAAGCAAGATTTTGGCGGCAACGGGGCGTGTATCTGAAAGCGACAACCCCGACCCGTATATTTCAAACCGTGAAACGATTTACAAGCGTACCCCGAATTTCGAGAAAGTGCCGTTTGCAAATACGGGCTTACTGAATGAAACGGGCGGCATTATTATGGTAACTTTGAAAGGAACAACCGAAAATTAAAAGAGTATGGCAATAATTGTAAATATACCTAACGCACACGATGATAACAGCCAGTGGAACGCAAGCGGCGGTTATTGGGATATAAACATAAGAACCGATGACGGGTTTGTATTTCAAGGCGATGTTAAGGCGTTTTATACCAACGCAAGCGGCTACCCGAAAAGCGTTGTTTTGGACCAAAACGGCGCAAAGGTTTGGGCATTTGGTAAGTTGTCCGACACCACTGCAAAAACGAATATAACTATCAAGGGAAACACCCAAAGCGGGGGCAGTTCCGATCATGTGTTAGAAATTTCTACAAACCTATCAAATTGCACCGCTAACGAGGACTTGCCGCAATATGTGAAAAACGGGGAAACGGTAAATGTCACATTAACGGCAAACGATGGTACAGAATTTGACACCGAAAAAAGTACACCGAAATTTTACTACATGAACGCAAGCGGATATCCTCAAACGCAAGACCTTACGATTTCAAGCGATAAAAAGACGGCAACGGGAAGCATACAAGTAAACACTAATTGGAGCGATTTTACAGTTATTGGCAGTGCGTACCCCGTTACCGTTGTGGGCGAGCAGTACGGGGCTATAAACGTGTATTTGGTAACGCTTGACGAATTGACAGAGTTTAGCGGCAAGCGTTTTTTCAAGGAAACGGGAACAGACCCAAGCACGGGCGCACCCATATACGAAAATATAGATTTGGGCGCATACGTGAACAAAATACGCCGTGTTTACACCAACATAGGCGCAAGCAGCACCGATGTAATACGATGCGGCAACTACAATACGGGCGTATCTTGCCACCAGCCGGCGCAAGACAAAATAACGCTTGACTTTGGCACGGCGGTAGTACCAGCGCACAATGAGGACAACACCGACTACGAAAGCGAAATACAAATCTTTTTGCCGTTTGCAGGATTTGTAAACCTTAACAACGCTTATGCAGGTAAAACGATAGGTTTGCAGTACGTTATAAACGTGGTAACGGGCAACGGGGTTGCGCTTTTGTCCTGCAATGGAGTTGTATTTCAAGTTGAGGAAACAGAGCCAAGCAGCGAAATAATATACTTATCACCAAGTACCCAAGTTAAAACCGTGGGCGGCGATGATTGGAACGAAATGTTATATTACGGTTTAGAACCTTACATTTACTGCAAGTGGTACGAGAGCGCAAGCAACGGGCGAAACAATGACAGACAAACGGGCATTTTAGGCGATTTCAGAGGGTTTAATATCTTTGATGATGTAACACCTATCCACACCGCCGAAATGTTGACAGAGGAACAAGAAATGATATACACGGCTTTATCTGACGGCGTTTATATTGAGTAACTGCAAGGCAGGATAAAAAGAAAGGCGGCAACTTGATTGTTACCGCCTTTTCTTTTCGCTTGATGATTGTTATTTGTCCTGCAATGTTTCAACGCCCGTTAAATCGATGTACAAGTTTGTCGGGTAACATTCACAAAAGGTTTTGAAACGCCCGATAAGTTTTTCAGTTGCGATAAAGCCATACGCTTGATTTTTGCAAACTTGTTGCGTGTATCACGGTTAAACACGATTTGATTTTCCAGCATATCGGCGAGCGTCTGCATACTTTCGGCAACGCTTTCAAGGTTTGTGCGAATTTCGGGCGCATTTGCCGCCAAAAACTCAATGTGTTTCTTACTTTGCAATACTAAGTTTTGCATTGCGTTTAGAACTTTCTGATTTTCGTAAATTAAATCGGTTGTTTTCATTTTGATAAGTATTTAATTGTTTAACACGCTGCAAAGTTAAACAATTTATTTCACTTGCAAGCGGTTGGCGTGTTATTTTGTGTTAAATTATTCTTTTAACTTTGTTTAACATTGTGTTCCACGTGAAACATTTTATTTCGTGCATCGGTACGGCAGTGTTCCACGTGAAACAATTTCACGGGCGCACACGCATAACAAAAACCATGCCAAAGTCTGTTAGCATTTGTTAAATCTGTGCCATAACAAAAACCGTGCCAAAGTGCGCCGCCAAATGTTAAAAAACGGTAAGGGCGACCCATAGCAAAAAGCGTGCCACAAAGTGTTAGCAACTGTTAAAAGTGGGTTGGGAAACGTTAAATAGGGGTCAGTAGCGTACCTTT